CAGTGAACAACGTCGAAAGCCTGCTATCTAGCGTGGCAAGCGTCATCGACGAGCCGATGGAATACCAGCGGAGACGGCAGTCAGCGTGATTAGTGACAGACGCCAGCGTGTTGGCGTTTGTGGCGAAGACAAGAATGTTCGCGTTCTCTGGCGTTGTCGAATTGAACCCGGCAGATGCCGTTGAGCCTGCGGCCCGGTAAGTGAATAAGTTGCTTGCAGACCGCGACAATCCGACGAAATTAGTCATCGACGCATTTGCGACACTGACGGAACTGTCGCCCGTTGAATTGTGAATTCGCCAGTTTGCGTTGACGCTTCCCCTAAAGATGTTGGTTCCGCCAGCATTGTTGACGCTGCTGCCGATGTACGAATCTGACGTTTGCGTCGTTACAGAATCCACCCATACGCTGATATGCTTGTCGTTCTGGCCGTCGGCGTTGTTGTTCCTGTTGCTATCCAGGTACTTGGTCGTCCCGTTGCCGACTAGGCCGGTCTTCCGATTGTAGTCGCCGCTGACGAAGTTGAAGTTTGTTGGTGCAGCACCCTTGAGAGGCACCAATGCGCCAGCGAGCGTGTCGGCGCCAGCAAGCAGCACCACAGACTTCATCGCCGGCCAGATGCCATCAGCCACGCAACCGTCAACGAAGTTGCTTACGGCAGTGGCAACTGGTTGCGAAACCGTAGACCCTGCGGCGTAGACGCGGTTTATCCAGTCTTGGGCATCGGCGTTGGAGACCTGCGGGGCGAGCGGCACTGCCCACTTGTTTGCCAAATACCGCTCCACATTCGCTCGCTGTGTCGCTGTCAGAGGTGACGCGAAAGCCAGCACCTCGTACATATCTCCGTTATAGAACACAAGCCCATCGCCGCCAGCATAGCCGCCGATTGTGTGCGAGTCACCGCCATTGAATGTCACACCGCTTGTCGAATACATCTGCGCGCCGCGCCGCCTGTGTGTATACACCCCCGACTGCACTCTTTCTGAAGTGATCTGCACGCCAGAGATGGCTGAATACAGTTGCACATTATTGAGCCGCGACTGCATGAACGTGCCGGGATAGCCGAAGCCGTCCGTGACATACTGGTAGTAATGCGTATTTGCTCGCGTTCCGTAGAGCGCATAGGCTTGGTCGCCAAGCGGGTTGAACGCAACAAACACTTCTCCATAGGACGACGGAAAGGCAGCGGACAGGTTGCCGAGCGTGAAGTATTGCGAACTTGATTGCGTGAGCCGCAGCGTGTTGCGTCCGTTTTGCGTTGTGGCGTTGCGTGTCGGCCTGCTCGCCGCCGTCGCCTGCACCGCGTGCCTGCCGTTTCCAGACTTATCCCCCCAATACCCCACCGGATCGTTGGTCGCCGTTGCCTGTGCGTGGACTCCGCTGATCCCCCACTTCGCTGCGAGGTAGGCTTCGACGCGGGCGATGTTTGCTGTGGAAAGAGAAGCGTTGAAGAAGATCAGTTCTGCGATGCGCCCGTTCCACCCCCTGTCGTTACCATCGGCAACGGATCGGTTTCCAATTGCTAGTGTGCTTATGCCTGTGGACGATACAGAATCGCCGGTTCCAGTAAGGCCAGCACTAGACGACGCGCCGGAAAGTCTTGGCGTGATCGCTGTGGACACATCAAGCCCGCCGCTCCAAGTGAACGACGATAGGCTCCATGCCCCAAGAGCCACCGACGAGTTCGCGGTGCGTTGCCCGGCGTTGCCGGTGGCGCCAGCGAACGGAGGGTTGTACCGAAGTGCGGCATTCGCGCCATCGAAAAATAGCGCTGAAGCCCCGCGTGTCATTGCTCTCCCAAGCGAACCGCCGCCAGCGGCATCGGCCCGCAACACCACAAATACAGTCGCCGCCGTGTAGCCGCTGGATATGGCGGCTTCCATCACATCGTCTGCGCCGTCAAACGACACAACGCTCCTGCCGTTCAGGGCGTTGCTCACAAGGGTGGGTCGCGCCGTGCCGCTCGCCGTCGCATGGTTCCCCTGCCCGCTCTTGTCATTCCACTGGCTCACCAGCCCGCCCGACTGCGTGATGCTGGACGCATCGCTCGCATCCCACCACCCCACGCACCCACTGACCTCCGTAGGTGCCGACACCGCCGTCACCGGCCCAGCGTCGGTGGTGTAGAGCGACGAGCCGTCAGCCGCGTCCAGCCAGAGGGCGAGGCCAGAGATGGAGCGCGGCGTGAAGGTGCTGCCAGGACGCAGGGTGCGGGGGTTCATCGGCATGCGGCGTCAGTTCCTCGTCTGTTCTTCGACCACCGACCGCACGACTTGATGCAGTTCGCGCTGCCCGTGCGCCAACTCTTGCAGGGTCACGGCCTGCTGGCGCTGCACCTGTCCGATTTCTTTGAGCGTCTCCGATGTCGTGTCCAGGAACTCGACATGGGACTTCACCATCGGCTCGACGACCGTCCCGTGCAGGGCGATCGCGGCCTCGCGTCCAAAGAACATCACGACCGCCAGAATCACGCACGGCACGCCGAACCTGTCGGCGATGCGGAGAAACGTGTCCAGGACGCTCTGCTTGATCTCCTCGGCCGTCACGGTCGCCCCCTCGTCAGGTCTTGAGGAGGACGACGCACGACACCGCCGTGCCGGCGGCTTGGCCGGCGACGAGTTTCAGCGCCCCCACGCCATAGGCGGCGTCGGGGAGGGCGTAGACGCGGGCCTCGGTGGCCGATTGGGCCAAGGTGATGTCGGCCGCACTGCCGCTGGCGTCATGGAGCCGGCCGAACGTGCCGTCCGTCGTGCCGCTGCACCAGAGCTGGATCGAGGTGAACGAGGTGCTGCTCGTCCCCAGCAGGACGCCGCCGCCTGCCACATCGTCCCAGCGAATCGTGGTGGCCGCCGCGGTCGCCGTGGACAGCGTGACGTTGAGAGCCTTGAACTTCCGCCGAATCTTCGGTTCCATCGCAGGCACCTCCTTGTGCGTTGCGGGCCTCTATGGGCCTCACGGGGCGTGCTACACGGGGCTATACCACCATTGTAGCGGCCTGTAGCCGGCTCATTGCGGCATCGACGGCGGCCTGGAGGGCCAGAATGCCGCCGCCGTTTACGATCTCGTCATCGACGTATTCGTCGGGAATGCCGCGCTCGCTCTCGTGGCTCGCCGTCTCGCCGTCCAGGACGCCAAAGCCGGGACGCACCACCCGCCACACGACGCCGCCGCGGGCCTTGATGGCCGCCGCCTCGTTGGGGAAGCGGACGTCGGTGATGCAGAGGTCGCCTCCGGCGGCCTCTGCCCGCTGCATCGTCGCCATGACCCAGATTTCGGGATGGATCATGTTTCGGCCCCAGTCGGTGCCGAGGGTCTGAAGGAGTCTCCGGGGCGAGCAACTGATCCACCCGAGTGCGTTCTCTTTGCGGCTCCTGTCCTGCAACTGCTCAACAGTCAGCCCGGTGATCGCCGACACGGCGTCATAGATCGGGTCGGCGAACGCCAGCGGCACGAACTGATGCTCCAGGCACAGCCGCGCCGCGACCGTGTTTTTCCCCGCCCCGGCCGCCCCGCAGAGTCCAATGATCACAGCGTCATCTCCTGGCCGTCGAACTTAATCGTCACCCCCAGCGGCTCCGCGAGCCACCGCATACTGACGTTCGCCTCGCGGAGCATGGCCTCGGCCTTGACGATGCTCGACGTCCACCGCTCCGGCGTCGCGGCCCGCGGTTTGACATGGCCGACGACCTCGGCGATCCCGGCCGCGATGATCGCCCTGGCACAGTCCATGCAGGCGAACCAGGGGCAGTAAAGCGTCGCCCCCAGCGTCGGCGTGCCGACCCGCGCGGCTTGGTAGATCGCCATCCGCTCCGCGTGTTCGATGTATTCGTATTTCGCCGGCCGCGCGAGCCGATCCGGCGCCGCCCACACGCCCGCCGGCACCTTGTTGACGCCGACGCAGACGTAGGCCGCGCCCCGCGGCACCAGGATCGCGCCGTTCTGGGTGTGCATATCGTGGCTCCCCGCAGCGGCCTCCTGGGCGGCGATGCGGAGCCAGTCGATCGGGGTGTTGTGGTGCAGGGTAGCCATTATTCCACCCCCGCAACGTGCATGGAAACTAGCCCACCCTCGGGGCGGTACAGAAACGTCTCCATGCACTGCCTCGCGCCAATGAAGCCACCGGCCGAGTGCCAATCGTCCGGCGGGACGACCGTGGGGGCCGTTCTGACGATCACTCCATCAAGCGTGTCCAGCGGTTTGTTGTTCTCGGCGGCCTGGTGGTGGAGGTGGCCTGTGTGCCACTCCCGATAGACGCTTTCGCTCCAGGCCGCAGACTGCTCGAGCGCCATGATCTGGGGCAGCTTCCGCTTGGCTTTGTGGCCGTGGCAGAAGCCCAGCAAGTTCCGCCCGTATGGGGCGTACTGGCGGCCGGTGAACTGCGTTCTCACGTTGACGGACGAAACTCCGCGGTAGCGCTCTAGGAGTATTCGCTGAAACGCCCATGTCAGGACTTCGTCGTGGTTGCCGTTGACGGTGAAGACGTCCGTCGGGACGGTCGCCGCCGACCGCTCGACGATGCCAAGTAGAACGTCGGATGCGACGTTGATGACCTTCTGGATGCGTCCGTCCCGCTCGAGCGGCGTCCCGCTGGTTGTCGTGCCTGCGGGTGTGTCGAAGTGGAACAGGTCGCCAAGGAAGGCGATCGTGCGGAGGGCCGGCTGGTACTCGTCCCCGGCGTCAAACAGTCGGCTTGTTGCCGCCGTGACCCGCGATTCCGCGATGCCCAGGTCATAGTCGGCGCCGCCGGTAGTCTTGCCCCACGCATACGCTCCGAAGTGCGTGTCAGAGACGATGAGAACTTGCCAGAGGCCGTCCTTGCGGGGCTTTCTGCTTCGGGCGGCAGGCTTGTGCTGGCGCAGCTTCTTCCCGGCAGCCTTGATCATCCCCTCGACGCACTCAAGCACTCCAGGCCCGGCCTTGGGCTTGAGGCGAACGAAGACGCGGTGGAGTTCGATACTGCCGCCTTCGCCGTCCCCACACTCCCACTTTGTGGCCTCGCTGGCCGCCACCTCGTAGCGGGCCATGTCGGCTTCGATATGCCGCAGGAGGTCTTCCACGGTCTTGATCCGCCGCGAGGTGCTCTTCGCCTCGAGCGTGTCGCCATCCTGGCGCTGCGTGACCTGTTCGGAGTCCGCGGCCGGCGTCTCCGCAGGCAGCGCCGAGATGATCGCCGCCTTCAGCCCCTTTGCAGCCATGCTTCGACTCCTGGGAATCCGATCCGGCAGATGCCGCGCTCGTTGAGTTGCTTGGCGATCGCCTTGGCGAGCGTGCGGCGCGGGGTCTTGATGGCGCCGGCCCGAAACTGCCGCTTGATCTCGTCCAATTCCGCCCTGGCGTCGGGGGCGACGTTGTCGATCCAGTAGCCGATGCCGTGGTAGGTGTCGGGGAGCGTCGCGACGACGGCGTCAAGGAGACTCGTCGCGGAGGCTCCAGAGGACGCGGGAGATGTCTCTGGCGGCCTCGGTAACGTGCTCTTCGCTGGCCGTGGGGAACGAGACATGGATGCACTCATGCAGGATCGTCTCCAGGCGGGCGCGGCCCGTGAGCCGCTCGTCGATCAGAATCTTCCGCGGCATCTTCGGGTTCTTGGCATCAGGCAAGTACGCCCACCCGGCCGCCCGCCCCCGCAGCCGCGTGAAGCGGAGGAGCCATTTGACGCCGTGGATGGTGAAGTGGTGGTCGCCGGGCATAGGTAATATCGTGACAAGTAGGCTAGGGGTTGTCCACGGCCTTTTGGGCGGCCCGCTGGCAGGCTTTCCTAATCAGCCACTTCGCCCCAGTCTCGCTCCACGGCAGGATCGTCTCGCGCTTGGCCCTGCGCTGGGAATGCTCCGTTCGCATGGCCTGGAGGATTTCCGGCATCCCCGGCCCTTGGCACCACTCTGGCCCGTTGGCGTCCATCTTCTTAGCCATCGCGTTGCACGAGCAGCCGAGGTTGGAAACGATCCCGAACCAGTCCTTCAGCAGCGTTTTGAGTTCCGTCCCAGGCCCGGTTTCCGGCATGTGGGCCGCTGCCGGCGCGCCGGTATGGCAGTCGCGGTAGACGGCTTCACCGTTCTCGTAGGTTTTTTCGACGCAACTCATGGTTATTCCATTACGTTTACGATAGTGATCTCAAAGTCCTTCTCAACATAAAACCCGCTGGAATCGGTCGATCGGATTCTGATCGTCGCAGATTGCTGCGACTCAAAGTCAAATGCCTGCGAAGTTTTCAGAGATGTTCCTTGAATAGAAAAACCGCTCCCTGAAACGATTGTGTATGTGAACGAGTCGTCTATGTATGGGTCTTCAATGTCAGCGTCAACGGTGGACAGCGTCCCGACGGTTGTTCCGATCGGTTCGTTTTCGCGAACGGCGAGCGATGACAGCAGGATGTCCGTTGGGGCGGCAGCGATCACAAGCGTGGATGTGTCCGACTCGTACTTCGCCTTGACTTGAGTCCCTGTCAGGCTTGGCGCGTACAACTGAACTGTCGGCCCAGCAAAGAGAACGTATCTTGATTCAGGCTCGGGGTCATCTGAAAACTCCACCGTTAGCGTACTGCTCGTAAACGTCGCCGAGGTCACGAGGCCGCCTGGGTTGGTGATCGGCTCGTTGGCGATCACCGTTCCGCCAGTGATCGACAGACTGCCGGTCATGCTGTTCTGGTTCAGCGTCAGCGTTCCGGCCTCGTTGACGATGCCGCCAGCACCGGATAGGTCACTGACCGTCAGGTCGCCGCCGCCTGTGATTGTCAGCGTCCCGGTCACTATCAGGTCATCCAGGGACTGCGACACCGCTGGATCACCGGGCTCTTCTTGCAGTATCAGGGTCGCCGTGCCTGCTGTCACGGCGGTTGTTGGGTCGATGCCGCCGTAGGTGGTCCCTTGCACTCGCAGCGATGCACCGGAGGCCAGCGTCAGCCCGCCGCCCGCGACGAGCAGATCATCAGCCCCGATCCTCACACTGCCATAGGCGACGGTGACTTGACCGGTAGTAGTCCCAGCACTGCCGACCGTGTTCAAATAGAACTCACCCTCGTAGCCTGCTGCGCCGAAAATTATGTCATTGTCAGCGGGGAGGTTCCCGTTCCCGTCAGCCCATGACCCCCTGAACTCAAAGACTCCTCCCGCCTTGGCTACCAGCGTCAGCGGACGGCCTATCCTAATTTGGCCGATCATATACACCCGGCCGGAGTCGGCCATGGCCCCGATTATCACGGGCTGTGAGCCGGGCAAAACATATGGGTCGAACGCCACATACAAATCCTTTTCTATCAGCACCGTGGCAGGGCCGCTATCGCCACCTATTTGCATCATGTTTCCAAGTGACCCAGCGTTTCCGATTTGGAGCGTGCCGCGCCTTACCGTCAGGACGCCCTCCAAAACATTGCTTGGCGCATTCAATCTCCACCGGCCAGTCCCATCCTTGATCGCATGACACTGCGCAGAGCCGGCTGGGTCATTGATCCTGCGAATCTCGTTGGCGTGATCGCTAGAACCCGACAGCGTCAGCGTCCGGTCGCAGTTACCAGCGTGCGTGACGGCACTCGTCAGGACGAGCGGCCCCGTGCCGTCTGCGCAAATCTCGCCGTCGCCTCGCATTACGATGTTGGCGTTGCTCGTGTGGCCTGGGCCGTCGTAGGTCATCACCGTCTTGCACTCGTACAGGCAGTTGCCCAGCCAAATTGTGATGCCGTTGCAGCCAGAGAACTTCAGCGTCTCAGCGTCGGTCGCCGGTGAATCCCAGCACACCTTGATCTTGAGGTCTTGGAAGTTGGAACCGCACGGCACCGGCTCGACGTTGAATGCGTCCCAGCACAGCGGAAACACAATCGTCTCGCGGACGCACCGGTCGTATGGCGTCGGGATATACAGTTCGCCGTGAACGCGGACGGCCGACATAGATTCAAGTTCCACCCGCACCCACACCGTGTCGCTGATCGGCGGCAGCCGCTTAGTGCGTGGCTGGTAGAAGGTCAGGCCAGCAGCCTTGCTGGTTTTTTCTTCGCAGCAGCAGGCGTCGAACGGCGGGCGGCAGCGAGCGTTCTGCGGACATCCAGGCTCCGTGCTTATAAGGCACTGCGTCGTCCCGACGCCCTGAAACTCGCCGCCGACGCCGTCGCAGTTCGCCTTCGTTGTCGGCGACGACTCGTGCAGGACGTAGTCTCCGTCTTCGTTGTAGACGCAGCATGCGCCTACGCAGGCCGCTTCATCGCAACTGTTTGAGGTGGCGCGAATGGACGGCGCTGGGCAAGTCGCTTGATCGACAACCACGCAATGCCCGTCGTCTGGGTCGCAGCACGGCACCGGACACCCGAGATCGCAGCATCCGCCAAGAAACTGCCCGGCGCATTCGGAGGGCTTCTTGCTTTGGCAATTGCCATTTTCGCAGCACCGGCCAGGACACTCCCCCCACTGGTCACGAAACACGATCGCGCCGTCGCACGCAGGGCAGCACAGGCCAGCCGCGACGTTTTCGGCTCCTTCGATGCCGCCGTTCAGTTCTGGATTCATGGCGTTCGGAGGCACGCACCCGCAGCACTGATCTACCTCGTCGCCCCACCGCAGGAACGTCCACCCCTCCTCGCATGGCGCGTCTGGGTCGTTTTCAGGACTCCAGATTTCGTCGCCGCAGCAGTACCCAGGCTCCGTTTTCCACTCGTCGTTGCAGCACTGCCCCTGCCCCTGCCCCTCTTCGCAGTGGCATTCGCCGTTGCAGAAAGTGCCGCCGCGAACGCACTCGCACCAAAACCGACAGGTACTGACGATCAGGCCGTTGAACACGGCCAACGCGCCGTTGATTACGAGCATGCGGTTTCTGCTGAGATGGGGAGCGAGAGCGTCGCCGTCTCGCCGGGGTAGGGAATCCAGGCTCGGATGCGAGTGAACTCGATGGCGGCTGTGGTTAATGAAACTGAAGTAATTACGGCCGTCTCGTGGTGTTGCACGTTCAGCAAATGCCAGGCGGGGTTATTCTGTTGCTCGACGGTTGGGACTTTCGCGATGTACGCTATCTGCTCTGTGCAGGCGTCTCCTATCGTGAATAGTTGATTCCAGGCCGCTGCGGTGTTTGTGCTGCCTTGAAATGTCAGCGTCTTCGTTTCGTTAATTGCCCATGATCCGCTAAACGTGCAGGCCCGAATTATGTCTTTGGGTGGCGACTCAACCTCGACCGCCGTCTGCGTCCCCATGACGGATCCGAAGACGACGTTGAACGAGGCCGACGACGCCGTGCTGCCCTCGGCGTCGATGCAGTAGTTAGTGACTGCGTAGGTCTGCGTCGAGCCGACGAGCGTTACGACGGCCGTTGTGCCGATGGCCCACGAGCCGGTGTAGGTGCCGCGCTTGAGCTTTTGGCCGGGGGACGGCTCATCCTCAAACCGAGTCTGTATCCGCGACAGCCCAGCCTGGTAAGGCATCGAGTCGACGCGCTTCACCACGCTGATGATGCGGTCGGTCAGAACGGGGCCGAATTGGTAGGACTTGTTTTCAGCCATCAGACGATGTCGAAGATGCGGACGCCCATGTTGACGAAGTTTGGTCCGAAGGCGACTGTCTCTTGAGTCAAATACCTGTCTGTCAAGACGGCGTCCTCGCCACCTGGAGGGTTTTCGACGTCTCTCGGCGTGCCGTCTCTGTTGAGGGCCACCGGCTGGGCGGATGGACGCTGCGTGACGGCGCCCTCGGGGGCGCTGATCAGCACCCTGGCCCGCATCTTCTTTCCCTGCGAGTCATCGGCTAACTCCGGTGCGTTAGGCCACCCGACGATCTCTTCATTGACGATCTTGAGGTTCAGCGCTCCGTTGTCGACTCCTGCCTGATTGACGCCATCGTTTTTGATGTTGAAACCCTCGATCAACTGGTCGATGAACCACCCGCCGTTGGTCTTGATTGCGAACTCGTAGGTGCGCTTGAATCCTCGGTACAAGGCCGCGCCGTGAGACTCAACAACCGGCTGCACGGAGATATTTCGCAGCATACAGGTGTATTTGGCAACTGGCAGGCCGAGAAACGTGAAGTCGTCGCTGTTTACCTTCCCGGCGTCCTCGAGCCTGCGAGTCGGGAAGTTGTCGAATTGCTCGATGTTGATTGAGATGATCGGCACAAGCATCGACACGCCGTCATATCTGTCCTTGACGGGGTTCAGCGGCGGCGTCGGAGATGCAAGGCCGACGGACGTAATGAGTCGCCACCTCGTCGTCGGAACTTCCATCAGCGACGATGTGATGCTGTATTGCGCTGGCCTGATGTCAGGCGGTTCTTTGTTTGGATCGTTGCCTGGATCGGCTCCAGGCGTCGTCCGGTAGTTCGCCGTGACGATGCGGACGACGCGAGAGTCACCCTCGGCCTTCTCCGAGATGGAGACGCACGGGAGTTGCGTGTTTACAGGGTGCGTGTCGCCGATGTAGACGCCGATCGCCTGCTGGACGTCATACGCCTCTGACGGCGAGTTGAGGATCACCCGCCAAGACCGCACTGAAACGTCCGCGACCTGGCCGCCGTCTACGGAGCGGCTGTTCTCGTTGCCGGACGTTATCTCCTTGACTAACTTCGGCATCGACTAGCCCTCCAGAATGTCGACGCGGAGCCGGGTGCCGGCGACGCCGACGGCCTGATAGTCGACGCCTGTAGTCAATCGGAACAACTGCGGCTCGCCGGCCTTGATGGTCGTGAATGGGGCGAACGAACCGCCGGCCGTGATCCCGACCTGGGCGGTCGCCGAGGTCGCTGTCGACAGGTTTCGCACGAACGCGATGCCGACGGCCGACAGGTTCGCCGTCGTGATGCTGACAGCGTTCGTCGACAGCGTGTAGGTGTCGGACTTGAGTCCGGCGATGCCCATGCTCGCCGTCACGCCGGAGATATTGACCTGACTCGACAGGAACCCCTTGTTGACGTTGAGCGTGATACCGTAAGAAATGTCTGCCATGTTTATCCTCTGATTTCCACGACGTCCTGACCGGCCTGTTCGTTGATGGCGTCGATGACGCCCTGTAGCAGTTCTGACTGCTTCTGAAGTTCGACGAGGTTGACGTCCTTGTTGGGATCGTCGCCGCGGAGAAGGCGGTTGAGTTCGCGATTCCCTTCCATCGTCTGGGCGTCAGCTACGTTGAGCGCCGCCCGCGACGGCCCCTGGAGCATCGCGTTCATCCGCTCCTCGCGGAATCCGGCGAGCATCGGGGCGACTTGCTGCAACTGCTGCTCGGCGAGGCGGTTGAGGGCGGCGTTGCGGCCGGCGACGTCGGCGACGAACCGCTGGCCTTGCAGTTCAACCGTGAACGCCTCGGTTATGTCCCTAGCGCTCTGCTCGACCTCTCGCCTTGCTCGCTGGACTGGCGTCATCGCGAGTTCGCGACCACGGTCGCCTGACGCCGCACGCTCCGCGCGGCGCGTCATATCGTCTCGCTGACGTCTGGCAGCCTGAACCTCGGGGTCGCGCTCCGCGTCTGCGTTGATGCTCTCCTGCAATCTCCTGCGTTCCTCGCGGGCAGCGGCACGCTCCTCGGCCGTGCCGCCGCGGGTGCCGTCGGCGCCAGTGTCGTTGGCTGGGGCAGACAGCATGGCGTCAATTTCACGAAGACGACGGAACCTTGGATCGCCGTTACGGATGGAGTCCTGCTCCATGCGCTCGATCGCAGACGCCCGGCGGTCCTCGAACTCCTGCTGCGCGCGGCGAGCGTTGCGGACGTCCTCTTCGGCTCGCGTCCGCTGGGCTGCCGTCTCTGGCGTCCCCCTGGCAACATCCTCTCGCCTAGCCTGCTCGGCCCGCTGCTCAAGCGTCGCGACGTCCTGGGCGACCGACTCCGACAACCTCGCCAGTTCGGAGCCGAAAGTCTTTACGGCCGCGGCGGCGTCGCGGAGAGCGTTGATATGGGCCTTAATGGCGTTGACGTCATCGTTGAGCGCCCTGGCCTCTTCGACGCGGCCTGCCTGGGCGGCCTCGCCCGCGGCCTTCTGCAACTGGGCCAGTGACTCCGCGAACGCGGCAATCTCTTCCTCGATCGCACTCGCACCAATGACACCCTCGAATGCCGAGGCGATGTCGGCCTGGGCGGCGTTCATGGCGTCCGCGATCCGCAGGGCTTCGCGGCTGATGCGGGCGGCGAGTTTGTCGGCTTCAATTTGCCTGACTTGGACTAGAAGCTGCTCTCGGATTTGCTGGAGTGGCTGGATGATGTCTCCAGTCGCACCGGACTGCCGGAGGGCATTGATACGTTCTTCGAGAACCCTGATCGCTTCGTCTGGAGACTGGCCGATGTTTTGCAGTCCGGCGATTCGAGCCTCGTTGCGTCGCTCCGTATCTCGCGCCAACTGGAACGCACCGCTGTTTCCGGCTGCGCGTGCTCCAGCAAAAGCGCGTTGGGTTTCGCCTCGGATTTCCGCCTCAAGGGCAGCAATTACTCGCTGCCTGACGTTGCCTGCGCCGTTGCGGTTGGCGTCTCTGACAGCCCGCTGCTCCTCCTGCCGCTGACGTTCTTGGGCGGCCTGGAGTTGCAGCCTCGCCCTAATTTGCTCGCCAGGAGTCGTTGCCGCGTTGAGTTCTCGCTCAAACCTTGCGACGTCTCCGCGAGCCGCAGCGACGCCAACATCGACGGCCTGGATTCTTTGCTCGCGGGCCTGACGCTGCTGCTGCTGAATCTCCTCAACTTGACGCCGAATGGAGGCGTTTCGCTGCCCCTGCTGCGACAGGCCGGCGTCCTGGACTGCTTCAGCAACCTTCTTATAGGACTCTGCCAGGGCGTCAACGACTCGCTTCTGGTCGGCGAGCGCAGCGTTCAACGCCTTCGTCTGGTCTTCAGACTTGCGGCCGTTGTTGTACCAGTTGATCAATGCTGCAACGAGTTGCGCGCCGATGGCGGCCGAGATGCCGGCAATGAGTCCGGTTGTCCCGCCGATAATGAACCCAAGTTGCGAGATGTTGTTCCCGGCCGCGCGGATGCGCTGGTCAAGGCCGCCGGTAACGCTGAAGAAGTCTTCGACAGCGAAAGCAGCCTGCTGGATAGCAAGGCCAGCGCGGTCGCCGAAGCCTCGAGCCTGGTCGCCGGCCCGCCGGAAGTCCTCGGCGAATCGGCCAGGTCGCACGCCTTCCGCAGCCGCGGCGGTGCGGATTAACTCTTGCCTGGTGCGTGCAATATCCGCCGCGGCCTGCTCCGCGCTGTCTGCCGTTCCAGAGAATGCGCGGAATGCCGCCTGTCTGTAAGCCTCAAGGGCGGCGACGGCTGGGCCTCGCTGCTCGGCGGTCAGCCGAGAGAGTCTGTTCTGAACGAACTCGATCTGCGATCCGACGGAACGCAGTTGCCGCTCGTCGATGCCCAGCGACAGGCCGGCGACGCCCTCGCCACCGAAGTTTTGCAGAAACTGCTGGCCGATGCCTCGGCGGCTGTTGAGCGCAGCCTGGATGGCTTGCGTCTCCTGCTGAACTCGCCGCAGTTGGTCAGCCGTAAATCCGACGCCGGCGCGGCCGAGGTTTTGCCACCGAGTCGTGAGGTTGTCGACAACGGGGCCAAGCGATCCAGCCAAGTCAGGCAGTTCGCGGAGTTGATTGCGGACGGCTGTGATCTCGCCGCCGACTCGGTCAAGGAACGCCTGCTGCGGGTTGACGCGAGACGCTGCCCCCTGGTTTGACAACAGTTGCGAACCACTCTGGTCTACATTGAGGAACCTGGACGCTGCCTCGGCGCGGCGTTGGGCGTCGGCAAGCGCATCCGTGCGAATACGCGCGTCCTCAAGCAGTTGCAGATAGGCGCGGACGTCCGTCTGCTGGCCCTCGCTCGCTATGAGATTCGACTCACGTTGGTCGACAACCAGGAAGCGGGACGCGGCCTCGGCCCGCCGCTGGGCGTCGGCCAACGCTTCCGTTCTGGCCCTGGCCTGCTCAAGAAGTTGGATGTATTCGCGAATGTCCTGCTGCTGGCCCTCATTCGCAATCAGGTTCGACTCCCGCTGGTCGACGTTGAGGAACCTGGACGCTGCCTCGGCCCGCCGCTGGGCATCAGTCAGCGCTTCCGTCCTTGCCCTCGCCTGCTCGAGCAGTTGGAGGTACGCGCGAATGTCCTGCTGTTGGCCCTCGTTCGCAATCAGGTTCGACTCGCGCTGGTCGACGTTGAGGAACCTGGACGCTGCCTCGGCGCGTCGCTGGGCGTCGGCAGCGGCCTCTCGCTGGGCGTTCGCCGCCTGCTGCGACAGCGTGATCTCTCGCTCCAACTGGTCATTGACCAACCGCAGTGACGCGACCTGGCGGTTGTACGCGGCCTCGGCCGCCTGCGCGTCTCCATTTCGCGTGGCGCGGATGCGCTCGAGCGTGGAGAGGAGATTCGCCGCCTCCTGGGCCGCCTGCCGCTGCTGGCCGACGAGGGCCGCCACGCCGCTGCCTTGAATCTGCTCTGGCGACAGGGCCGCGGCCTGCTGCTGGAGCGCGGCGGCGCGGGACGTCTGCTGGAGGAAGCCAGGGCGCTGGAAGCGGAGTTCCTGGCCGGAGGCGAGGCCCGCGGTTGCCTGTCCCGCCTCGCGGAGGCGGCTCGCGGCCTGCGTGACGCGGTTGATCCTCGCTTCGAGGTTGGCAAAGTCGCGCTCGCTGACCCTGGCGCCGTTGCCGATGGAAGTGCGGAGTTGCTCGGCCGCCTTCTGCGCCGACTCGAGCGCCGGGGCGAAGTTCCGCTGCACCTGGGTCGACAGACCGGCGAAGTCCTTCGCGGCCTGCGAGACTGGCTTGGCGATCCGCTCGGCGGCCTCGGCGAACTGCCGGATCGCCTGCACTTCCTGCTGATTGACTAACTTGAGATTCTGGCCGACGCCGACCTTGAGCGCCCGCTGCAACTTTTGCAGCGGTGTCAGGATGTTGTCGAACTCACGACCCGCGCGGCTCGTGGCACCGGAGATCGTGCTCTGAATCTTCCGCGCGAACTGCGTGACGTCCTTGGCGCCGGCGTTCAGTCCTCGCGACAGACCCTTGGAGTCTGCCGTGAGGATCGCCGAGATTTTGCCAAGGTAGCCGCGTCCAGCCATCGTCTCATCCTTGAGGCTTCTGCAACTTCATCAGTTCGGAGAACATCGCGTCCTGCGACTGCTTCGGCCGCTTCGACGCTGGGATGAACACTTCTTCGTCAGGAACCCGCTTGTAGTTGCCCGACGCCGCCATGATCGTCCGGCATATCCTGGCAGTCTGCTGCCAACTGTTCCCCAGCGGCCACCGCTGCTGGTATGCGTACCACTCCGACAACTCTTGCGAATCGACCGTCTCGAGCAGTTCTTTGACCGACCGGCCCAGCGCCAGCGCTAGGTCGAAGTAGAACTTTCGCTCGGGGCGGTCGGTGAACCGTTTCCCAGCGCATCCACCGCCGAGTCGGTGAAGGCATTGTGCTGCCACGCCTTGTCGAAGAGCCGGTTGATCACGACGCTTGACTTGTTGCCGAGGGCGTCGATGTCGGCGTCGCCGAACAACCGCTCGCCCGACTCGTCGGCCAGCGTCAGGACGAGGAAGCGAACGCGGAACGCCTTCATCTTCTGCTCGCTGTACGCTTCCTCGAACTTGTCGCGTTCGGTGCCGCTGATCGTGCGGATGTAGACGTCACCGCCCCACTCCGGGACCGGGACCGCCTCGGACAACTTCACATCCTTCGCCGCCAGAATCTTCGCCTTGCTCAACGCCATGAATCAGGTTCCTTGGTAGTCCGTAACCTTGAAGTTCGCAGTCCCTCGCACCAACTCCCCGACACGAGCCTCCATGTTGGCCGACTCGAGAATTGCTCGTCGCGTCACGCTCCATCGCGGCGACGAAAACGTCAGTTGGCCGATGCCCCTGACGAGACTCTGAATGTCCCCTGTGTCTCCAGTTGCAATGAAGTCCAGGGAGATACTCCCGCCAGACCACTCGCCCGTCGGGACGAGGACGGCGTAGCCAGATGGGTCGCTCGGGGACGTCATGTTGACGACCTCCGCGACCGGCGTCTCGACGCCGATGCCGACGACGGCCCCAGCAAAGTTGCCGCGGGAGCCAGCGAACGTGAATGTTGCCCCTTGGGCCGCGAATCCCGCCATCGCTTACGCGACTCGGAACGTCGCACTCCCGGAGACGAGGGCGCCGACAGAACCGCCGATCGAAGACGACGCGATCGTCGCGTTGCCGCTGAACGAGATCGGGCCGGAGATCGACATGGAGCCGGACACGCCGGCCGTGAGGATGTTCGTGGAGATGTAGTCGATCTGCACCTCGCGGTCGGTCGCGAAGCCACCGACGTACTCCCGACGGCCGTTCGGGGCGATGCCCAGGTGGCTGCCGTCGATGAGGTCTTGGGTGTCATTGACCTGAACCGAGGTGACCGTGAGGTTGGACCCGCCGAACGAGAACGTGAGTCCCTGTGCCGAAACGCCTGCCATGAGTCGCGCCTCCTTGCGCCAGTGTCGTGACCTGTAGGGTTACGAGGCGGCTTCTTGCCACCTGATCTGATACAGTTGCCTGACCTCGTAAGCCGGCGGGAGTTGTGCTCCGACGGCCGTAGGATCGAGAAAATCGTCAGTTTCGCTGACGAGCCTCATATCACTGATTGTAACCCCCATTGCCGTGCCGGTGTTGCCATCCAGAGCAAGCCGCACCTCGTCCCCCAACTCCCTGGCGGCGTCGTGGGTGAGCGCCCAGGAGGCGATCTGGATCGACAAGAGCGGGACGTAGAGCGGCCCCGACAGCGTCGTCTCGCGGATGATGTTCTGCCGCTTGTAGACAATGAACGGGAACCCAGCCGACTTCGGCACGGCGATCGGGTAGACGTTGAAGCCGACGAGTCGGGCGACCGCGGGGACGCTCGTCAGACGGTAGTAGACGTAGTCCTCGGGCTTGATGATCACCGGAGTTCCTCGATGTAGGTCTTCATGTTGGCGATGAGGGACGCCAGGACGGCCGAGGAGTTCTCGGAGATCGTCTTCTGCATCAGGTTCTTGGCCGGCATGAAGCGGTACGTCTCTCCGGGGTGGAGAGTGACCGGCCGCTGCTCGCCGCCGCCTGGGGGCGTCCAGAAGTCATGGTCGCCGCCGCTGCCGGCCTTCGCCTGCCTGGTTCGCTCCTTCTTCGACCCCATGAGGAAGTAGTATCCTCGGCCCATGCTCGCGAACTGCTCGTTGTTGAACGTGCCGGCCCGATTCATCTTCCCGTTGATCATCTGGTGGACGTTGACGTAGGTGCGGCGACCCTGCGTGCCGGGCTTTCTGGCGCCGGTCCCGAACTCGACTAGCCAGGCGTGATTCCCACTCCCCATGTCCGGGTCGGCGCCGACGGGGCCGGTGACTCTCGGGCCAGTGATCGCGACCGTCGCCCCTTCGTACTGCCGAATCCGCGTCGTCACCGACTTCCCGAGGTTGTCGGTGACGTTGTTGATCTTGGCCTTGTAGCCCTTGCGGATGATCTCCGACGCCTTCTTGGCGGCTTTGGCCTTGAGTTGGCCTGGGTCTTTCATGGCCCGCAGGGCCATCAGTTCAAGCTCCTTGGCAACCTCGCGAGCGCCGGCCGTCTGGATGCTGACGAACCCTTCGACGATCTGCTTGGCAGACTGCCCGCCGAAGTCGCGCGGCTGCGTTGCGTCGATGAGTACCGCCATCACTGCACCTCGCGGGCCAGGATTTCCAGGGCCGTGCGGTTGTCGCGCTCGACGACCGCCGCAATTTCCATCGTACGGCCTCGCCAGATGAGGCGGTTGAGATGCGTGACGTCGGCACGGTAGCGGATGCGGATGCGGTGGGTCGCGATGACGTTGGCCTGCTGGGCCTGGAGGATGTCCCGGCTCGAGAGGCCGCTGACGCTCGCCCACACCGTGGCGACGGTGGTGTCCCAGTCCATGACCGTCTCGCCGGAGGGCTTACGCACCTCCGTCTGGGACTTGATCGCGACCCGCTCCCGCATGGTCCCGATGATCATGTGACCGTGCCTTCGCCGATGATGACGATTTCGTAACTTGCAGCGCCTCCGTCCGTCGCAGATAAGCGAATGATCTTTGACGTCGCTCCGACCTGATAGCCGTCTTCGGACGGAGAAAACACAAAAAAGAATGAGGTTCCGGCCAGCCGGATCGGCTCCCCTGCACCGTCGCTCTGATTTCTGTAAAGCGGAAGGTAGTAGAACCTGTTTTGTGGCGTGGTATCATTCCAGTCCGCGCCGACGAGTAGCGCCTCGCCTGGATTTGTGTTCTTGATGTAGATTCCCTTGACATATGTCATGCTTACGGTGCCGCGGTCGTCTGGCAAGGACTGAAGGTTGAAGTCAACGTATCCGCCGAACCCTGGGGTTGACCCGGACGCGCTCCACGCCACCTGCGCCTGGTTGGCTCCGGTGCCGTCGGTGAGCGTTAGTGCGTAGTTTGCCGGCGTGGCCCGCAGCGTCCGCGACAAGTCACCGCTGGACGTCTCGTGAGCAAGGATGGAGAGAGCGATCTGGGCGGTGAGTGCCATCGGTCAGGTTCCCATGACGTAGATTTCGTAGTTCTGGCCCGTCGTCCCGCCGACGCGGAGGATGCTCCCGCCGGACGTCGTGGCGAAGCCGGCCGAGTTCGGGCAGGACAGCAAGAACGCGCCGCCCTCGCGGATCGGGTAGCCGCGGAGCGTCAACGCCCCGAGGTTGATC